ACCGTCCAGACTCCTGTAGAAGAATAATAACCGTCATTAATGAATATACCATTTTTATTAATTAAGTTTAATGTTTGCGCTAAGAACGTTGTTCTATCAGGAGTTAATGATTTTTCGGCAGGTACTTTTTTTTGTAATTCTTTCCAATGCCCATCATGCAATAATGTCCATTCATTAAGTGTATAACCGAATGGTATAAAAACAGGCGGAATTGCCGCGCCTTCGATGATCATTGCGCGTCCCCAGTAATCCGGTAAATAAATAGCAATTGAAACAAACGCCGCATCAGCCGGCGTATTGATTGCAGTCCAGGTATTAGCGGCAACACCGGATATAAATGTCATGTTTGAACGGAAAAAAGCAATTGCATTACGCCTTGAAAATGAAGTTGTATAAATAGTATTTGGTTTAACAGAAACCAATATTGCATCATAACTAGCATTTGCAGTCCATACGCCATTTTGTGAATAATAACCGCCCGTTTGACGCGGCCCGTTAATGTTAAAAATATTTGCTGTCTGCGGTAAAAATGTTGTGTGCTTTTGAGATATTGAGTTATCAGCAACTCCCGTAGCCTGATATAAAACGCCTTTGGTCCATGCGCTACCGTTCCAGTAATACCAATAACCATCAGCAGTGATTACATATGTGCCTGTATCTCCGGCTGGTTTTGCCGTTTGCAAGGCGCTTAGAGTAGCATAAACGCCTTTTGGGGAACCGCTAACGATAGTATTTATTAGCTGTGTTAAATTTGCTTGTAAATCATTAAGCTTATAATCGTAAGTATCTTTATCAGCTTTTATTATTGCCAGTTGATCAATTGCAGCTTTTATATTTGATGCTGCTAATAATGGCGATGAGTATGGATGCGAATCTATATTATTGTTGTGATTTTCCAAATCAACAAGAGTCGAATATATATCATGTTCAATACCAGTGACAATACCGCATAAAATACTGTTTTTTCGGGTGTCTGTAATATGTGATTGTAAAATTGTGGCGGAGCCGCCCGGAACATATATTTCAGCTATCCCTAACTCATAAATTCCAGCGTTACGTTGCAAACCAGGTGCAACGGGATTGCTGCTAGAAGGCGTCCCAGTTTTTATATATAGATTAATTGCCCTTGCGGCCATATTAAGCCTAAGAACAACACGGTCACAACGATTTTGACCGCTTGAAGGCGATGTGGCAACTATTAATTGAATTGTTTCTGTAAGTTCGTATAAATGGCCTGATATCCATCCACGGCCGGGCTTTACTGAAATGTAACGGCCATTGTAAGGAATTGTTTCCAGCCCATCTTCTGGACGCATGAATACGCCATTAAAGACAAATGATGCAAAATAATCAGATAAATTATCAGCGTTATAAACCCTGTCTCCATTGACAGAGTTAAAAAAGCATGATTTTTCCATGCGGCCTAGTCCTCCATATTTAACTTTTCTGGTAACGGATCTCCGAGAGTAGGGACTATAAATAGTCCGCTTTCTTGATATATTTCAGATATTTCTATAATGCGTTGGTTGAGGCATAACCCCCAGGATTTTTTTATTACGGTTACTATATCGCCTAGATCATAATGTTTTTTATATATGAAATTAACATTTGGGACTATTTCCGTTTCAATATTTGTAAAAATAATGTTTTGCGATAAAGCTTCGTATCCGCGTTGCTGTAACGCTTCCACGTATTGTTGATGTGTTAGTTCGTCCGGGTTAATATCTTTCGCGTCAACGAACAGTTCACGTAAGGCTAGGCCGCTTTCGTTTCCAATTTTTACATATTCACGATTTGGGCCGTCTCCCTGTCCGCCGACTATCACAACCGTGCGTAGTAGCTGATCGTTATATTTATAAATAGCGTTATTTAAATTTTGGTAATTATCGGAAAATATAACCCGGTCATGAACACCCTGTGCGGCTGTCCGGTCAACGCCTTTATATGTTTCGAATAATAATGACCTTTTAGAAAAATCAGGCTTTAACCGATACCCTATCAAACTCCTTTTTGCTATTTTTGTTAACGTAGTACATAAATTCTTCATTGTTGCCTGGAATGTTATTGCTTCATTGAATCCTTGAAGATCGCCTAAAACCACAGACGGCAAAGGCTCAACATAACTAACTAAACCATGCATTGCCATTTCGGCTAAGCCCTGATAATTGAATGTCGATTTTATCAATCGTCTATCGAAATAACTTTCTATAAATCTACCTGCGCGTATTGCGGTTTGCATTTCTGTATTTTCTGTGTTTTCAACTATTTCAATAACGCCGGCGTCAATTCCATTATTTTTATGTATAATATTGCCTGGCATAAGTAAGGAGATATTCTTATCTGTCATTGGGACTGATAGTTCGAATGATCCTGGCTCAAAATATTTCCGTATCCATATCAAAGATATAAAATCATCGATAACGCCTAACAGCTTTAAAATAGGCGGCGGGCTGAAAACTCTTAACTCCATATTTAAACTCCGACATAAAACTGACGGTAGCTAATATTTACAGACATGAAATCGGCGCCAGAATCGGCGCCGTAAAAAAAAGTGTTGTATCCGGGGGAAATCATCATAAATTCGCTTTGTACATCTAAATACTCGTTTGCAATCTCGCTATATCCATCACGCACTAATACAACATTTTTATTATTTGTATCAGTAGTTATTATAAGTTTGTCTCCATAATTCAATGTAGTGTTTATTAATATTGTTTGTTCTGTTTCTACAAGCGAAATGAAAGGATTACTTATAGGCCCATCTGCATTTATTATTATTGTCACGCCTATACCAATAGCGGTACCTTCATCTAATATTTGAATAGATTCGGAAGCGAAACGTTTTGCAAATGATTTTCCTGTTTCTGAAAATTCATAAGGAAATTCAAATAATCCAGCCCATCCTGACATTATATTTTGATTTTTATTTAAATCATAAAAGAAAGGCGAAGGACATATAAGAGAAATAATAATATTTCTGACTATCCCTTTTTCACCTATTTCGATAGATTCAACTATATAATCAATGGATTTTACTTTACTGTTATCGCTATATGTAAATACACCATGGTCTTTATTACGAAAAACACGATATAATAACTCCCTATGCTTTGTGTAATTATTATACATTTGAGCAGTGATTATAATATTTCTTTTTTGGACTGTAGCGCCGTGATATGTCGCGCCGTCAATAGTTGTATTATCAGAAATATTTAATTTGCTTATTACGCCCATAATATTATCGCATGATAATAAAAAAAATGGCTCGAAGTCATAACCGAAACTAACCGATTCGCCGCGGCTGTTAATGCATGTAATAAGCTTGTCCATACATTAAACTCCTTTTAACGCGAGTACTGCAGCGCGAGTAGCGTTACGGTTAAGCCTGGATGTTTCATAAGGAGATAAAGCTTTTGGAGAATAAAAGTTATTAGTTTGATTGAATTTAACCGCATTAGGAGATTCGGGATTGTTTTGAACCGGAGTATTACGACTGCCTTGTGTTAATGGGGTAACAATCGCGGCGCCATTTACCATTTCGATTAATTCCGGGCCTGCCTCTGCAACAATAGCATCTCCTACACGGAGAATGCCACCAGCTGCCATAGCTTTTTTTGTTGGCGGTTTCGAAGGTTCTATGCTCGAAGCGCCCTGATATATTTTTTCAGCATTTTTAGCGCCCGTTATTACATTTTGGATTGTGCCCAGTATTCCGTTAAAAAATCCGCTTATTTTATCGGCGATCCCTTGAAAGAAGTCAACAATTGGCGATATAACGGATATAATTTTTTCATACGCGGCTGAAAATATGCCGCCAAAGAAATTATCAATACCAATAAATACATTTTTTATATCTGTTACCCTGTCGTTAAACCATGCGCCGACAGCCTGAAATACGTTGTATACATTGGTACGCGCCGTTGTGAACGTGCTAAGAAACCATGACGCGGCCGCGGAAAACGCCAATACAATGTCGTTCCACCTGGCGGCGAACCATGCGCCGACGGCTTGAAACACGTTATATACGTTAGTACGAGCCGTAGTGAACATATTTAAAAACCATGATGCGGCCGCGGAAAACGCCGATACAATGTCGTTCCACCTGGCGGCGAACCATGCCCCAATAGGCAGGAATATATTTGTTATGAAATTAAATGCTGTTTGAAACTTATCTGAAAACCAATCGCCGACGCCGATAAAAATTTCTACAATCCCATTCCATAACCCTAAGAAAAACTCTTTAATTTGCCGGAGGGTATTGTCTATAAAATTCCTGAAGCCTTCGCAATTGTCGTATAGCAATTTAAATGCGCCTGCAAAAGGGTTAACGATTAATAATAATAGGCCTTGCCAATTATTAGCGATAAAATCAATTATTCCATTAAATACACCTGGTATCGTAACAGTAAAAAATGTAATTATACCGTCGACCGCCGCAAAAAATGCGGTTTTTATTGCGTCAAAAATAGCGTTCACCGCATCACGGAACCATTCGCAATTGTTATAAAGCAAAATCAGGCCGGCTATTAACGCTGCGACCGCCGCAACTATTAGGATTATCGGATTTGCGGCCAATACAGCATTAAACGCCATAAACGCGCTTTGTACGCCTTTTATGACGCCTCCAATCTGAGTTACAACTGTTATAAGGTTTGACACTCCCTGAGCGAGCTTCCCGAATACGATAAGCAGCGGTCCTAAAGCTGCAACAATGGCCGCTACTTTAATAATGTTTTGTTGCTGAGATTCTGAAAGACCTCTAAACCACTGTGTAAACTCTTTAACTTTTCCAACTACCCCATCAATGGCCGGGCTTAAAATACTGAAAATGTTTGACGCTAAATCCGATCCAGCTAATTTTAAATTGTTGAGCGCTATTTTAGCCTGGTCGGGAGGATCGAGCGTTGCGTCAAATGTGTCTTTTACAGTCGTCGCATAATCGTTAAGCGAAGCGGATAAATCGTCGACAGATAACCGCCCTTCGCGAATGGCTTGAGTCATTTCAACGGCGCCTTTAGCGCC